GCACCTGATCCGGCTCGGACTTACAACCACACGACCGGAACACATAGACCAATGGCGGGAGGAGGAAGAGCAATGAAGCTTCACGAACTACCGCCGGATCATCACCTCCGGAACGCACCTATCCGAAGCATCGGAGCGACCATCGTATGCCGACACACAAAATCAAAACGAGACCCTTCCACTTGGAAGATCAAAGACAATACATACAACCAACTCAATGATTCATGGCAGAACAACTTCGACTGGATAGTGACAGACGAAATGTCAATACGTCCTTTGAGCTAGATTACACACTACTTACAGCACTACAACAACAAGCAAACTAGTAACATTCCATCCAGAGCTATTGCATGAGCATATTACAACGAATCGGAATAACAAAGGAGTCCATCCAGCGACTTCTCGGGCTCAAGCCAACACCGCAAGTCCGCACACTCAATCCAAAGAAGATCGGCAGACCAAAGGGACATCATATCCCGTGGGCTACCGTTCAAAAGGTCCGCAAAGAGACCCATTGGTGGTCCGATAAGGAGCTTGCCGAGAAGTACGGAGTCTCAATTTGTTGGATCTGGAATGTCCGGAAACACAAGATCCGGAAGACCAAATGAAATTCCGATCCAAAGCCAATCCATCAATCGTCGTCGAGTTCGTCGCAGAAGCCCAACTCCGCATCGGAGAGACCAAGAGACTAGCCGTCATCTACCAGCGCGATGGATACACCTATGTGAGGCCAAAGGCAGAGTTCTTCGACAAGTTTGTGCTGGACGCAGGGCCGATCCCGAGTTAGCAGTAAGGAGTCAGCGTAAGCCGTAGGAAGTGAGCGCGGACAAACTAACTGAAGCCATGTTCAACCATTTTATCCCCACCCTTTCCGTGTACGTCCCGTCGCTTCAGCGGGAGTTCCTACCACGGTCTGGGTGGGGTTTCTGTTTGATACATGAAAGCAGTAATCCAAAGCCAAGATCACACTGACGTTTACGCATCCGATGCTGGGTATGTTTGCATAACGCAAAGATGCCCTCATGGAGATGATCCAATCGTGATGTTTTCGCATCAAAACATTGATGCCTTATGCAGGTTGCTCAAGGAGGCAAAACGACAAGCCATTGAGAACGAAAAGTCCCACGTTCAACCGGAGGGAGATCAATGAGCGAAGAACAGAAGCGCAAAGCTCCTGCTTTTCAATTCTACGCTGACGACTTCCTAGCCGGTACGTCAGACATGAGCGCGGAAGAGGTTGGAGGATACATCCGACTGCTCTGCCATCAATGGACCAAAGGTGGAATCCCAAACGATCCAGACCGTGCCGGACGCATGGCAACCCTATTGGGGTCGCCATCACTTGGCTATGTTCTGGCTAAGTTCTCGCTATGCGAGGATGGGATGCTAAGGAACGAACGGTTGGAGCAAGTAAGGGCTGAACAGGAAGCTTACAAGCTCAAACAAGCATCCGCAGGGCGTAACGGAGCAGAAAAGAGGTGGTCCAAATGGCCAAAGGATGGCAACCCCAATGGCAACCCTAATGGGGTTGCTATAGCGACCCCAATGGCGACCCCAATGGCCACAGCATGGCCAGAAGATAGCTCTCCATCTCCTACTCCTAATAATAAAGAAGAGAGCATTGCGTCAGAGCCGCAACGCTCGCGCTTCGCGCCACCAACGATCAAAGAGGTTGAAGACCGATGTTTAGAAATCGGACTGCCAACATGCGAAGCTTCCAAGTTCGTCAACTACTACGAGTCTAAAGGCTGGATTGTTGGCAGGTCTAAAATGAAGTCTTGGAAAGCCTCTCTTGCTGGATGGAAAGATCGGCATAACGAACGCCAGCAAGCTCTGCCAATACAGTCGCAGAGCAGACAGGCTCTGGATCAGAACATCGCCAATTACCTATGAGCGACGTCTTTTATTCCGAAGAGGACGAGTTTGGACTCGTTGGATCGTGCATCTCTGGTGGCGCCGATGTCTGCTTCGATGCCTTTGCTGAAGTGCCAACCCATGCGCTCCAGAACGACCAGCTCCAAGACACCTTTGAGCTGCTCAAAGGTCTGGTTGCCCAATCAAAGCCGGTATCCATGCCGGAAATGATGAAGGAATGGAAGCGAACCCGACCTTCCGATCCCGTCCCATTTGAGGTCTGGAATCGCTGCGACGAGCTTTGCCCATCTCCAGCAAGCTACCCGATGTTCGCCAAGAACGTCTTGGAAGCATTCCACCGCCGACAGCTAAGAGCCGCAGGAGACCGTTTGATCCGCGAGTCCGCTGTCCTGACCCTATCCGTCGATCAAATCGTCTCTAATGCCGAAGCAGGACTCAGCGTTGAGGTCTCCAAAGATGACATCCAAAGCTCAAAGACCGTCGTCAACCGATTCATCGACTCAACCCAAGAGCGTTTCAACCGTCGCGGACAACTCAGCGGAGTCACTTCTGGCTTCCATTGGCTCGACCGGATGACCGACGGATTCCAGCTCGGTGAGCTTGCCATTCTCGCTGCCCGTCCATCCATCGGGAAGACAGCCATGGCAATTGCCATCGCTGACGCTGCAACAGTACGAGCCAAGACTCCGACGCTCTTTGTGTCGCTGGAAATGTCTGACGAATCCATCGTCCGGCGGATGGTTGCTACCGTGGGATCGGTCCCAATGCAGGACATCAAGACCGGAGAGATGTCCGAAGGCTCCTTCAAATCCATGGGGGCAGCATCAGCCAAGATTGCCCAAAGCCCACTCCACTTTGCTTCCGGCTCTCAAGTCTCAAACATCGCATCCATCACAGCACTCATTCGGCGCTCAGTCCGTAAGTGGGGCATCAAGCTGGTCATAATCGACTATCTACAGAAGATCCACGGCACCAAAGCAGCCGAGAAACGTACCTACGAGATCGCGGAAGTCTCCGGTAAGCTCAAGAGCATTGCCGTCGATACCAACGTTGCCGTCGTCGCATTGGCCCAATTGAACCGCGAGAACGAGAAGGACAAAGGCAGACCTCCACGCCTGACGGATCTGGCAGACTCCGGACAGATTGAAAGAGACGCCGATCTGGTGATGCTCCTAAACCGAGACAGAAACCAACCAAGCGGTGAGGCAATCATCGCAATTGCCAAACAAAGAGACGGCGAGTGCGGCATCGTGAAGCTCTGGTACGACGGCAAGTTCTGCCGGTTTTCCGACGTATCCATCGACCCGTAAACAATTTGATTGCAACCCCAGAAACCCAACGTTAGGTTTTCCAAGACGACCATCCATCCTAGACCATGACCATCGGAAAGATTGACTGCACCAAGATCGACAAAGCGTTTCTGTTTAAAGGCAAAGCCGGAACATACTTAGACATTGCGCTGATTCCAAACAAGACCGGACGCGACCAATACGGCAATGATGGAATGATTGTTCAATCAATCTCCAAACAAGCCAGACAAGAAGGCAAGCGTGGACCCATACTCGGCAATTACGTTGAGATGGAATCTAAGCAGGAACAACAGCCCAAGAAGTCTGTGCCACTCGACATCGGCCCAGACGATGACATCCCGTTCTGATACTATGGGCGGACGTAATGCTTATCTCTGTAAGAAGGTTGCCGAAGGAGAGATCCAGAAGCTTGATCCGTTTGAGGTTCAACGCCGAATCTCTCTCCTAAACGAAGCGCCCAACATCATTACCAACGCGCTGGCTCGCGGCTGGATCTCCTATCCACACAAAGTCCAAGCGCCAAAGCCTAAGCCGAACCCGTCAAAGTTTGTGGGCAATTACGATTGCTTGAAGGCATACCAGCTCCGACAGAATGGCATGAGCATCAAAGACCTCTGCCAATTCCTTCGGTGCGCTCACGACCGCATCAAAGCAGTCCTCCAAAGAGGTCAAGACTTAGCAATACAACAGCGTCTTGATGAGGTCAGCGCCAAACTGCTAAAGCGACAAGAAGAGCAAAAGGCAATTGCTGCTTCTAACACTAAACAACAACGAAATAACACTAAGCGCAAGTGATTTATCAATTGCATCCAAATGCAAACGCCAGCGCGTATTGCAATTACGTTAGGAGGCTCCCGACTATGTCTAATACGCGGGTGATCGCGCGGG